GTGACTGAGCCCACGCTCTTCCCCGTCGAGGCGGTGCCGCCGACGCTGACCGAGCGCCAGCAGTTCGTGTTGGAGCAGCTGCGGAACTTCGGCGAGGACGGTCTCTCGGCCGACGAGGTCGGGGCCTTGCTCTGCGCGAGGCGCGGGCGCCACGACGCTGGCACGCGCTGCGAGTACGACTCCTCGAACGGGACGGGCGTCTTGAAGGCGCTGAAGAAGAAGGGCCTCGCCAGGCGCAGGCGCGGTGGGACGTGGCTGGCGCTGTCAGGGCCCGACGGCGGAGGGGATTCCTCCTCGGGAGCGTCGTCGGGCGCTGAGAGCGCCCTGGGCCCCGGAGAACTGCCGGAGGGCTTCTGATGCAGGTGATGACGACCTACATCGCCGAGCCCGGCCCGCGCTCGCGGCGCACGGCTGGCCTGATCAAGGTGGGGGCCTCGCACTCTCCGCAGCGCCGTGCACGCGGCCTCGGCATGAGGCTGATCGTCGCGACGACGCTGCCGGAGCACCTCGTGCACAAGCTCTTCGCGCCGTTCGTCGTTCCGCTCGAAGAGGTGCGCGCTCGCAAGCTCGTGCCGGACAGGCGACAGGAGTGGTACTTCGACTGCGCGGAGATCCGCGAGCTGGCCGACTGGATCGGGCGCGTGCACTCGGCGCGACAGGCCGTACTCCATGACGACGTGGCTCTCTACATGTGCGAGAACCCCGACCGCGGCGGTGACCCGGACGACTTCCGGCGCGTGATCCGCGCGAAGGAGCTGTTGGGTTCGTGATTCCCGGGACGCTCGCCACCGCCAAGGCGCGCTCGCAGAACTCGAAGCTCGGCGAGGCGGCCACGACCTACGCCGCCCAGACGAGCTGCCCGTCCGACTGCGTCTTCTTCGACGGCGGCGGCTGCTACGCCGAGACCGGCCAGGTCGGCAAGTTCGTCACCGCACCGCTGAACGCCGCGGCCGCGCAGTGCGAGCACGATGGGCTCGACGTCGCCCTGGCCGAGGCCGAGACGATCGACGCGCTCGAGGTGATCCCGGGCCGGCCGCTGCGCCTGCACACCGTGGGCGACTGCGCGTCGAACCTCGCCGCGCTGATTGTCGCCGCTGCCGCTGAGCGGTACATGGAGCGCGGAGGCGGGCCCTGCTGGACGTACACCCACGCGTGGAGACACGTCGACCGTGAAGCGTGGGGCACGGTGTCCGTCCTGGCGAGCTGCGAGACGGGCGAGGACGTGCGCCTCGCCCGCTCACGCGGCTATGCGACGGCCCTGGTCGTCGAGGAGTTCGAGAGCGACAAGCTCTACGACGCCGACAATGGGGCGCGAAGTATTCACGAAAACATTCACGCGCCGGTCACGCACGAGGTTCAGTCTGAAAGCTCTTACCGTTTTTCGACCACAGATGAGGCTGCAAATGACGAGGTTTGTTCCGAAGGCGCTAATAAAAGAAGCGACTCGGGGCCACAGTTCGGGGTCGGCTCGGTGTCTTCGAGGCCACGAGAGTCGACCCCGATCCTTCCCTGCCCGTCGCAGACCCGTGACGTGCACTGCTCGGACTGCCGTCTCTGCTTCGACGACCAGGCGCTTCGCCGACGCGGTTACTCGATCGGGTTCGAGCTGCACGGGATCCCGCTGACGATTCGCCGGGCACGCCTGGCGCTCGCCGATCCCTCGAACCCCGACCGCCGGCGCTCGGCCGAGGAGCAGCTGCGCGAGCTGCTGGAGCGTGAGCCCGACGTCGGGCCGACCGCGGCCGCGCGCGAGCTCGACCTGAGCGTCGCCTACGCGAGCCAGATGCTTTCGTGGCTTCGTGGCCATGCTGAGCATCCGAGCGTGCTGCGACGGCGGCGCTACGAGCGGAGGCGGGCGGCGGCGTGAGCGCCTGCAAGAGCTGCCGGGCGGAGATCGAGTGGGCGGTCACCGAGACCGGCAAGCGGATCCCGATCGACTCCGAGCGCCGGCGTGAGGGCAACATCCTGCTCGAGCATCGCGAGGTCGGGAGGCCACCGATCGCGCGCGTGCTGACCCGAGAGCAGGTCGACGCGCACCGGCGAACCCACGCCGAGAACCTTGCCCGCGGGCTCGACACCGGCTCGGCTGATCTATTCGTCAGCCACTTCGCGACCTGCCCGAACGCGGCGCAGCACCGGAGGAGCGCGTGACCCCGCGCAGCCTTCTCGCCCAGGCGCCCGAACTGCTGACCGAGTCGCAGTGGGCGAGCGTCGTCAACGACACGGCAAAGCTGGGCGGCTGGCGCCGCTACCACACCTACTTGAGCAGGCGCTCGCCGGCGGGCTTCCCCGATCTCGTGCTCGTGCGCGGGCCGCGCCTGATCTTCGCCGAGCTGAAGACCGACGTGAAGACGAGTCGGCTGACCGAGGATCAAGAGGGCTGGCTGGAAGCGCTGCGCGAGGTCGAGCAAGCGCTGAAGATCGCAGGCGTCGGCACCTGGCGGTGCGCGGCTCGGGTCGAGGTGTACGTCTGGCGTCCGTCGGACTTCGACGACGTCTCGGAAATCCTGACGGGCAAGCGCCCGAGAGAGGAGCGTGCCGCATGAGCACGACCGCAACAGAGACCGACGCCGAGCGCCGCGTGCGCGAGAAGCAGGAGGAGTACGAGCGCCAGGAGGCCGAGGAGCAAGCAGCCGCCGTTGAGCCCGAGCCCGACGCTGAGAAGGGCGAGCTGTTCGACAAGAGCGACTACGACCGCGAGGACCTCGCGCTGCCGAAGGTCGACGGCGAGGGCACCGACAAGATCGCGATCGCCTTCTCCGGGACGGTGCTGCTCGACCGCTCCGATCCCGCCGACGTCGCGCTGATGCGCTCGATGCGCCTCGGCCAGGACGTGACGCTGAACGTCGAGGCCAAGGTCTCGGCCAAGGCGCACAAGTTCTCGACCGACCGCGAGGGCGAGCTCGATGCGGTCGTGCTGCAGCACACGGCGAAGGTGCACACGGTCTACCGGCCGGCGGGCGAGGACGTCGGGGAGGCCGCGGCGTAGGTGCCCCGAACGCTCGGGATCATCCAGACGACGATCTGGGTCGACGAGGACTTCAGGGCCCTCTCTGCGGATGCGCAGCGGGCCTACCTGATGATGATCTCGCAGCCCAAGATCACGAACTGCGGCGTGCTCGCCTACGTGCCCGGGAAGATGTCGCGGCTGGCGATGGACGACTCGGTCAGCCGGCTGGAGCGGGCAGTCGGCGAGCTCGAGGCCGGCCGCTTCGTGGTCGTCGATCGTGAGACGCAGGAGCTGCTCGTGCGCACCTTCGTGCGCCACGACAAGATCGAGAAGCAGCCGCGGCTCAAGGACGCCGCCGTGCGCGAGTTCCGCGAGATCGAGTCGCCGGAGCTCCGGCACGTTCTCCGCCAGGAGAACGCCGAGCTGTTCGGCAAGCTGCCCGAGCCGCGACCGCTTGGACAAGCCACACTAGAAGGGGTCGGCGAACCCCTTGCGGAAGGGGTTGGCGAAGGGGTAAGCGAACCCCTCCGCGCGCGCGCGCCCGCCGCCCGCGCAGCCCCTGCCCCTTCCCCAACCCCGGCCCCTACCCCAGCAGCAGAAGACCCTGATTTCCAAGAGCCGAAGCTCGACCAGCCGCGCGGTGAAGATGATCGAGATCCTGCTGCTGACCTCTCGCTGGAGCCGCCTCCGCTGGCTCTGGTCTCCGAGATCGTCGAGAAGCTGCCCGGCTCCGATCCCGATTCGCTCGCCCAGGTCGAGCCGCTCGCGCTGCAGCTGCCCAAGGGCGAGTTCGAGCAGCTGGTCGAGAAGGTCAAGGCCAGGGCGAACATCGGCAATCCGGTCGGCTTCTTCGTCTCCGAGCTGCGCAAGGCGGTGCGCCGGCATCACGCGGCGGGAACCGCTGCGCAGATGGAGCGCGCTGCGGGAGTCTCGACCGGCTCGGCAATCGAGCGGCTGAAGCGGGAGAAGCCCGAGGACTACGTCAGGGCCATGGCGACGGTGTTCGAGAACGGCGAGCTCAGTGTCTTCCTCGAGCGCTACGTCGACGAGGAGGACGAGCGCATTCGCCTGACCGACCTCGCTGCCGACCTGCGAGCGGAGACGGCTGCGTGAGCAGCGGCAGGGATCGAATCGACTGGGCGGCGGCGCTCGCCTTCTACGTGGCGCTCGACCCGCCGCGCTCCTTCGCGAGGGTTGCGCGCAAGTTCGGAGTTTCAGACACCGCCGTCCGCAAGCACGCCCACCGGGAGAACTGGCGGGCCAAGGCCGACGCGATCGAGGCCAAGGCGGAGGCCAAGGCGCTCGAGTCCGGGCTCCGCAGCCGCGAGCAGAGGATCGCCGCGGTGCTGAAGACGATCGACGTCGGCCTCGACCAGGTCGGCGGCGATCTCGACAAGGGAGCGCAGCGTCTCGGCACCGACCGCTTCGCCGAGTGGGTCAAGCTCGCCGAGCTGCTCTCCGGGGAGGCGACCGACCGCGTCTCGGTGGCCGAGCTGCAGGAGGCGATGCGGATGATCGTCTCGCTGGCCGACCGCACGCTCGTCGAGGTAGTCGAGGCGACGCTCCCGGTCGGTAAGCGCACAGCCGTCCTGCAGGGCTTCCGCCTTCGCTACGTGCCGGCGTTGAACGAGGCGCTGGGGGTCGAGACGTGACCCACTGCGGACGCTGCGGCCAGGCGATCGAGGGCGCCCATGCCTGCATGCTGCCAGCGGTCTGGGTGCTGACCGTTCCGGGTCGCTATGGCCACATCGCCGACGTCGAAGCGCTCTGCCGGGCGGTGCTCGAGGAGGGGCTCGTGCGTTCCTCGATGACGCTCGGCTCGACCGACTACGACGAGGCGCTCGCCTTCCTGCTCGGCGAGGTCGTCGTCCTGGAGGCCGTCTACGATCCGCGCCGTGACGATCCCGCCCAGCGTGAGCCGCTCGGCTTCAGGCCCTGGCTCTACGGCCGCCTCCGCTTCCGGCTCATCGACTACTGGCGCAGCTGGTACGGCCGGCGAGGGCAGCACCGGGTCCATGACGGAGATGTTGACGGTGATCGACTGGAGCTCGCTGCCGGCGTCGGAGTGGGAGACGCTGCAGACGATTGGCTGCCTGCTTTCGGAGGGCGACAGCCGGCGGGAGATCGCCCAGAAGCTGGGCCTCTCCGAGGGCGAGGTCAGCTCGCGGATCGAGACGCTCAAGGAAGCGCTGCTCGAACGAACGGGCGAGCTCCAGGGCGAGCTGCGGGCCCGGGCAACGGAGCTCCGCCGCCGTGGCTCGACTGTCTGAGCTGCGGCTGGCGTACCTACCTGAAGCCGCCGAACGGCAACCCGGGCTGGCGTCTGCCGACGGCCTGCTCGGCCTGCGGAGTGCGTTTCGAGCGTGACGGCGCGGAGCGGGCGGCGTGAGCGGGGCGATACTCGGCCATGGGTAGCAGCCGCAGCCAAGACCGCCCTGAGCCCGTCACCGAGGACGAGGTTGTGCGGGCATACGACTTGCTCGCCCAATGCGAGCGCTTCAAGCAGCGGCCGGCCGGCGAGCTCCTGCGCTCGATGATCCCCGGAACCGCGCTCTGGCGGGAGCGCCGGCGGCTCGTCAAGCGCTACAAGCGCCAGATGCGGCGCGTCCACGAGCTCAAGCGCACCGATGCGTAACGAGGCCGAGGTGCGCTCGATCGTCCAGGCCGAGCTCCGCGAGTTCGCGAAGACGCTCTTCGCCGAGGTCCACGACGCGCCGACGACCGTCGAGGGCTACATCCTGCGAGACGACCTGATCGCCTGCATCCGGCGCGTCGGCCGAAAGATCGGCATGGGCGGGATGACGTGAGCAGGGAGAGCCGTCGTCAGGAGCGGAAGGCGGAGCTGATGCTGCGCGGCGCCTCGGGGGTGCTCGCCGCACTCGCCGAGCCGGACGACGCGGGCAGGCATCTGGCGACGATTGACGACCTCGTCGCCCTGCTTCGCTGCGGGCGCGGCCAGGTGATCGCGATCGTGGACGAGCTGGAGAGCGCCGGCATGGTGCGCCGCTACGACGACCGCTGCTACCTGGAGCTGACAGAGTCGGGCCTCGAGACCGTGTCCAAGGCGCGGGCCGAGGTGGCCGCAGCCAAGGCCGACCAGGTCGTCGACGCGGCATGAGCACGAGCCCGCTTCAGGCCGCGCTCCGCTCGGCGACCCGCGAGCTCGAGCTGGAATGGGCGAGCGAGGAGGAGCGCGAGCTCGAGCTGACCGAGACCGAGCAGTACAGCCGCGATCCGTTCCGCCTGCTCGAGCTCGGCCACGTCTGGATCTGGTCGAAGTTCGAGCGCCGGCCGGTGCGTCTGGTGCCGTTCCCGACCCAGCGCGAGCTGCTCGAGGCCTGGTTCGACCTCGAGACGCTGCAGCGCTCGGGCCAGCTGACCTTCCGCAACGTCGCCGACGAGAAGAGCCGGCAGATGGGGGAGACCTGGATCGTTGCCTACGGCCTGCTCTGGGCGGTGCACTTCCACACCGTCTCGCTCTTCGCCCACCACTTCCGCTCAGCCGAGATCGACGACGGCGGCGAGCGCAACACCTGGAAGAGCCTCTTCGGGAAGGTGCGCTACATGGACCGGCGGCTGGGCTCGACGAGCGGGCTGCCGGCGCCGCAGCAGCGCGCGTCCGTGCCGGGCCTCGGCAAGCTGATCTTCAGGCCCAACTCGCGGGAGCCAGCCAAGATCGAGAACGTCGGGCGTGACTCGGTCGTCTACGGCGGCGAGGCCTCGCCTGACCCGGGTCGCGGCGGCTCCTTCGACGGAGCGGTGATCGACGAGGCCGCCTTCGTGCCCTGGGGCGAGAAGGTGCACGGTGCGCTCGACGAGGCCTGCCCGAACGGCAAGCTCTACCTCTCGACCCCGCAGGGCGACGACAACATCCATGCCCGGATCATCGACGAGCGCCCGCGGGGCTGGCGGATCCTGCGCCACCACTGGTCCGAGCACCCGGTCTACCGCGAGGGCCTGCACGTGGCCGGCGTCGAGCCCGACCAGCAGCCGGACGCCGAGATGCGAGCAAACGCGACGGGCTGCAAGCTCTGTCAGGGCAACCTGGACGGCCGCCAGTGGAGTGCCGAGGCGCCGCTTTCGCACCGCTTCCCCGGCCGGCTGACCTCGCCATGGTACGACGAGCGGGTGATCGGCAAGACCGACGAGCAGGTCGCCCAGGAGCTCGACATCGACCGCGAGCGGGCGCTCACCGGCCGCGTCTACAGCGAGTTCCAGACCGAGATCCACGTCGTCGAGGCGGGCATCGCCTACGAGCACAACACCTCGCCGCTCGAGCTCGGCTTCGACTACGGGCTCGACTGCACCGCGGTTGTCCTCTGCCAGGACAAGCCCGACGCCTACTGCGTGATCGGCGAGCTGGAGATGGGCGACGTCGTCGGCACGACCGCGACTCCCGAGAACGTCTCCGCGGCGCTGCGCCAGGTGCTCGAGCAGATCGGCGTGCCGGCACGCGAGCTGACCCCCTTCTGGACGAAGAAGCTCTACGCGATCGGCGACCCGGCCGGCCACGGGCGCTCGCTGGAGAGCGGCCGCCCGTTCGTCGAGGCCTACAGCCGACAGGGCTTCGCGATCGGCAGGCCGCCCCAGCGCCTCTCGTCCCGCGTCGACTTCCGCCTCTCGGCGGTGAAGCGCCTGCTGCTCGGGACCCCGAAGCCGCTGCGCATCTCCGGGCCCGGCTGTCCGCGCCTGGTCGAGCACATGCGCAACAACCGCTGGCCGACCGACCGCTCCGGCAAGCGCACGCCGACGGCGACGCGGCCGCTCGACGACGTCCACAACCACATGCCGAGCGCCCTCGGCTATCTCGCGGTGACGAAGTTCCCGCCGCCGCTCGAGCTCGACCCCAACGCGCCGCCACCGCCGGCGCCCTCGCCCGCCGATCGCCGCGACGGGCTGCTCGATCCGGGGCTCTCCTACGGCATGTCGCTGTAGGGCGATACTCGGCCGTGCGACTGCTCCCGAGCTTCCTCCGCCGCGAGAACGCCGCCCTGCCGGGTGGCGCCGGCGACCCGCCCAAGGGTGAGGCGGGCTCCGATCGCGAGGACTGGCTCGGCGACCTCCAGGGCGGCGGGCCCGACGTCAACCCTGAGCTGAGCGGCTCGGCTAAGTTCGTCGTCTACGACGAGATGCGCAAGACCGACGCCTCGATCAAGGCGCTGCTGCTCTTCCTGAAGCTGCCCGTGCGCTCGGCGGCCTGGGGCCTGAACCCGAAGACCGAGGAGCCTGAGGCGCAGGTGATCTGCGACTTCGTCGACTGGAACCTCGGGGTCGAAAGCGGCGAAGGGCAGATGGACCTCAGCTGGGACGAGTCGCTCCAGCAGGGCATGCAGATGCTCGACTTCGGCCCGATGTTCGAGGAGCTCGTCTGGGGCGACTCGGTCAGCTGGACCGACGGCGACGGCGACCAGCATCTGGTGCGGCCGCTCGTTCGCCTCGCGCCGCGGATGCCGCGCACGATCGACAAGGTCGTGATCCGCAAGGGCCAGCTGCTCGAGCTGCGCCAGGACATCCCGAACACTCAGCCGATTCCCGGCGAGAAGCTTTCCTACATGGTCTTCGAGCGGGAAGGCGGACGCTGGGACGGCGTCTCGCTGCTGCGCCCGACCTGGGGGCCGTGGCGACTGAAGAAGGCGCTGATGATCGCGGCCGGGATCGGCTGGGATCGCTTCGCCGCCGGCTTGCCGGTCGTCTGGCACCCCGACACGCCGGCGGGCGAGCAGAAGGCGCGCCAGATCGGCCGCGACGTCCGCCACCACGAGCGTGGCTACGTCCACTTCCCGATCCCCGAAGGCTTGAAGAAGGAAGAGGCCCAGTGGGAACTCGAGATCAAGAATGGCGCGACGACGCTCGCCGACCCGGTCCCGCTTCTGAACTGGTACTCGGGCCAGATCCTCGAAGCGGGCCTCGCCCACTTCTCCAACCTCGGCAACAGCGCGCACGGCGCGCGAGCGGTCGCCGAGACGCAGATCGACCCCTTCTTCCTGGCCGTGCAGACGCTCGCCAACTATGTCCGCCGCGAGCGCTCTCGACAGGTGATCAAGCGGATCGTCGAGGTGAACTTCGGGGCCGAGGCCGCCGATCGCTGGACGCCGACGCTGACCGTTTCGAAGATCCAGGCGCGCTCGATCTCGACGATCTCCCAGGCGATCTACGACCTCAATCAGGCCGGACTCACCTTCACCGATCGCGAGGCCCAGGACGACATCCGCGAGCTGCTCGGCCTGCCGAAGCTCCCCGAGGACGATCTCCTCGCTCAGGGGATCGACCCCGCGCAGCTGCAGCAGCTGCTCGCCTCAGCCGGGCTCGACCCGGAGACCCTCGCCGCGATCCTCGCCAAGCTGCCGCCCGAGGTCGGGGTCGCGCGCAACAAGGCCCCGGGCTACCAGGGCAACGGAGCCGGGCTCGAAGGCGCCGGCCTGCAGGGAGGTTAGGCCCCGCCGATACTCGGCCGTGAAGGTCGAAGTGCTCGTCACGCAGTGGAGCGCCGAGGGGCAGACGCTCGCCGGCGGCGTCCACGAGATCGGTCCGGGCGAGTGCCCGTGCGGCGCCAAGCACAAGTCGACGAAGGCGTTCCTCTCGCTCGTCGCCGCGGCCGAGGACGCCGGCTCGATCAAGGTCAGCGCCTCGAAGGCCGAGCGCGCCGAGCTGAAGGGCCACGTCCAGACCCAGGCCGACGGCGAGAAGGCCTACGCCGAGGCCCAGCGCGACGGCCGCTGGCACGAGGGCAACTACGACGCCTTCATGGCCGACGTCGAGGCTGGCCTGCGCGACCCGGACGAGTTCGGCGTGATGCCCGACCGCGAGATCTACGTGAACGAGCGGAAGGCGGGCTGACGTGGCGAGCATCGTTGCGGCCGACCTCGTCGAGTACCACGCGGCGACGCAGTCCGACGCGGACGCCATCGCCGTCGGCGGCGCGATCGACCCGCTGCGCCGCCCCGACTTCACGCAGGTCACCGCCGCCGACACCGTCGAGGTGATCTCGAACAACGCCGGCGACACGCAGAACTGCACGATCGAGGCGCGCAAGGCCGACGGCACCGTCGTCAGCGAAACGCTCGCATTGACGGGCGTCACCGCGAAGATCTTCGCCGGCAACGGCGCGATCGACCGGATCCTGAAGGTCGAGCTCGCCTCGAACGCGGTCGGCACGATCACCGTGCGCAAGTCGGTCGCCGGCGCCACCTACCGGACGATCCCCGCCGGCGAGCGCGGCTTCTCGATGTGGATGCGCAAGGACGCCAGCTCGACGAGCGGCGCACTCAACTTCTACGCAAAGACGTTCTGGAAGAACACGAACGGCACGAACGCGCTGCTCGGCGCGAACGTCACCGAGTCGGCCGACCCGACGGGCCTCGTCGACTTCGGGCTCGCGGCCTCGGTCAACGACTCGGGCACGACGACGAACCGGCAGACGGCGCCAGGCGGAGTCACCTTCGCCTCGACGCTCGTCAACGTGCCCGGCACCGACCTCGCCTCGGGGGCTGCGATCGGGGTCTGGCGGCGGCTCGCGCTGGCGCAGAACAACGCGGCGATCCGCTCGACTCACACCCTGCAGCTCGCGGGATCGACGACGTGAGCGCCCTGCTCGAGCGCTACGAGCGCCAGGCGCTCCTTCTCGACAATCCGCGCAAGCCTCGCGAGTACGAGCCGATCACGGAGATCTCGACCGAGGGTTGGGAAGACGTGATGAAGCTCGCCAGCCATGAAGGACGGCGCTGGAAGGAGATCGGCAACCGGCTCCACGCCAGTGGCGAGCCGCAGGCGTTGCTCGGCGGGCTCGTCGGGATCGTCGGCGAGGTGCCGACCGCCGACCTCGCGGCCGTCACCGGCGGCGCGGCCAACGTCGAGTGGTGGAAGGCGCTGCTCTACACGCCGGTCCCGGCGCTGACGCAGTCGAAGGCGATGTTCTCGCTCGACGCCGAGGGCACGGTTACGAGCTCGGGTGCCGGCCAGACGCTGACCCCGAGCGAGCACATCAGCTCGACTGGCGCCGTCGGTACCAACCTGACCGCCTGCCCAACCGCGCAGGCGCTCGGCTCGACGATCACGAATGCGATCTGGCGCTTCGAGGCCGACATCACGATCCGCGTCGCCGGCGTCGGCACCACCGCCGTCGCAATCGGGGCCTTCTCGTTCGCCTACACGGTGCTCGCGAACGGCGGAGCGCCGACCACGATCATCTGGCGGTCGACCGCGAACGCGACGTTCGACTCGACCATCACTAACGGCGCCTGCTTCGGCGCGACCCCTTCAGCAGCCGGCGTCTCCGTGACGCCGCGGCAGATCCGCTGGGGGAGCTGGAACTGATGCGCCGGCTGCTCGCGATCATCGCCTTCGCCCTTCTCGCCCTCGGCGGCGCGGGATTCGCCTGGACGGTCGTCACGCCGGGCGAGCACGTCGCCTGTACGCCGGCGCACACGATTTCGGACAACGGAAACCCGCTCGGAGAGATCCCCGGCGAATGCGTTACGGCCACAGATCAGACCGTCACCGGGCCGACGACGACCGTCCATGACACCGTCACGCAGACGGTCACGGTCACGACCGGCACGACTACCGCGCCTCCTCCTCCACCTCCTCCTCCTCCTCCTCCACCCCCGCCTCCGCCTCCGCCCCCGAGCGGCGCGGCGAACCTCTGGGTCTCGCCTGGCGCTGGCGGCTGCTCGCGCTCCGCGACTCCGGTGATCCTCACGGCTGGCGTCTCCTGCCCGAGCTTCGCCGCGGCCTACACCGCCGCGCAGTCGGGCGACGTGGTCGGCGTCAGCGGCACGCTCTCGACCTCGCAGAACTTCGCCGGGGGCTACCAGTCCAGTCAGGGCCCCGGCACGAAGATCCTCACCTTCAAGGGCGTCGCCGGGAACGTCGTCCGCGGCATCCACTCCGGCTCTCCCGACCTGACCTTCGACGGCCTCAACGTGGACTGCGGTGGAGTCAAGTCAAGCGGCGCGTGCGTCGAGAACGGCGGTGGCGACCGCGACCGCTGGCTGAACATGAGCATCGGCAACGTGGCCGACGAGAAGGCGGCGCTCGTGGACGGCGACCACCTCGTCTTCGACACCGTGCGCTTCCACGACGCCGTGATCAAGACGGACGGCGTTCACCTCGAATGCCTCTACGCGATCGTCGTCCCGTACCTGACGATCCGCAACTCGACCTTCACCAACTGCGCCGTCTTCGACGTGCTCTTCACCTACGGCTCCTGGTGGAGCCCGTTGCCCCCGGCTTACGGCAACGTCACGCTCGAGGGCAACCAGTTCGGCGTCACCTACTCGCTCGGCGGCGGGATCATGTACGAGTCCGTCCACGTCGGCGACGTCGGCACGTCGAACAACGGCACGAACATCGCCAAGGGCTCGATCGTCGGTTGGGCTCTCCGCAACAACCGCTTCGATCTCCCCGTCACCGGCTTTGAGCCTCCGCGCCCGGTCACGAGCAGCGTCTTCTGCGGCAACGCTGGCAGCGTAGACACAAGCTGGAAAACCGCCTGCTGAGGTCGCCTCATGGCGACCGTCTCGCGTACATACGTCTTCGCCGCTAACGCCGAGGGCTTCACAGACCAGGGCAACTCGGCAAGTCTGACGGCGGCGTGGGTCGCCGGAGACGGCAACCCGCCCGGCTCGCTGGAATGGCTCGCTGTCGCCGCTGCGACGGAGTTCGCAAGGGACACGCTCGAAGCGTGGACGGCGAAGTTTCCCGGCATCCCGGCCGGCGCGATCATCACGCAGGTCCAAGTCACCGCCTGGGACGAGCTCTGCTGGACGGGCGGCGGCCCGACGCGCCGCGTCCGCTTCCGCATCGTTGACAGCACGAACACGGTCGTCCACTCGGCGGGCGACCTATTCGACACGACCTCAAACGCGACGACGAGCTCCGGCGGCACTCCCGTTGCTATGGGCGCTGGGACGGCTCGAGCAGTAGACGCCTCATTCCAGCCTGCGGCGACACAAATCAAGTTCGAGATCGTCGTCGATTCGACCGGCACGATCGACCTCGAGCAGGACAACATCGCGGTCACGGTCACGTACACGACTGCGGCTGCAGGCGCCGGCCCGGCACCGAACCCGATCCTGCAGATGCTCAACCAGCGCGGCCGGCTACGCGCGCTGGCGCTGCAACTGATCCGACCGAGGCCTTCGCTGGCGCCAGTGGGCACGCCCGTCTCGAGTAGCGTCGACGCGCCGTTCGAGGCGTTGCAGGCCATCGCGCAGAGCGGCAGCGACCCGCTCGATGCGGCCCAGAGCCTTGCGACGAGCGCAAGCGACCCGCTCGAGGCGACGCAGGGGCTCTCGAACGCGAGCTCCGACCCGCTCGAGGAGAACCAGGGCGTCGCCGCGGCCGGCGTCGATCCGCTGGAGGCGCAGCAGGGAATCGCAGCGCCGCTGAGCGATCCCTTCGAGGCGGTCCAGGGCGGGATCGTCTCGACGTCGCTCGTGCCCTTCGAGGCTCTGCAGGGCATCGTCCAGTCGCTCGTCGACGCGATCGAGGCGGCGGGCGGGGTCGCGTCGAGCGGGGTCGATCCGTTCGAGGCGGTGAGGGCAATCGCGTCCTCGCTGGTCGACCCGTTCGAGTCGAGCACCGGCGTCGCGAGCAGCGGGAGCGATGCGTACGAGTCGGCCCAGGGACTCGCTACGACCATCCTCGATGCCTTCGAGTCGCTCGCCGGCGTCAAGACCAGCAGCGGGGATCCTCTCGAAGCGCTGGCCGGAGTCGCGTCGGGGCTGAGCGATCCCTACGAGGCCGATGGTGCAGCGCTCGCGGCCGTCAGCAGCAGCTCCTCGGCGCCGTTCGAATCCTTGAAGGCGATCGCAGCGAGCCTTGGCCTTCCGCTCGAATCCTTGGCCGGCGTCACGGTCACGAGCGCAGACGCCTTCGAGTCCCTCGCTGGGGTCGCCGCCGTGGCGCTCGTCCCGCTCGAGAGCGCCGGCGGCGTGCGGCAGACAATCGCCGTGCCCTTCGAGGCACCAGCCGGAGTCGCCTCGAGCGCGGCCGCCCAGCTCGAGAGCCTGGCCGCCGTCCTCCGCGTCTCGGGCGCGCCCTTCGAGGCGACCTCGATCTTCGTCTACCTTCGTGTCGGCGAGCTGCTCGTCGAGCTGGCCGTGCTGCGTCCCGAGGGCCGCTTCGGCCGCGTTGCTCCCGGCGCTCCGATACTCGCCCTGAGGCCTATCGCGCGGCTTCGTAGCACCGATGCGCCGGCGGATCTCGGCGCGGTTGAGCCGGAGGCGAGGATCACGAAGACCTGATGCCGAACGAGTTCATGATCCCGGTCGAGCAGGGCGACACGCCCGACCTCGTGTTGGGCCCGCTGCAGGTGCGAGACCCGATCACGAACGCGCTCTCGCCGATCGACCTCACGCAGATCGGGATCCACCTTTGGCTGACGGCGAAGGTGGCGAAAAGCGATGCCGACGGAGCTGCGGTCTTCCAGAAGGTCTATGTCCAGGGCGGGGGCGGCAACACGATCTCGGTCAACTCGCCGGCGAGCGCGGGGAAGAACTACGCGACGGCGCGACTCGCAGCGGTCGACACGGAAGACCTCGCGGTGCCGGTCGACCTCTACGCCGACGTCGTCCTGCAGGAGCCCGACGGCCGCGTGACGACGATCGCCCGCGGCACCATCGCCGTGCTCGACCGCGTCAAGGACTGATGCTCGCCGAGCTCGCGCCTGAGCGCAGCGCCGTCGAGCTCGGCGAGCAGCGCGCCCGCGTCGAGGCGCTCGTCGGCCGGCCGCTTCGCCAGGCCGAGCAGGCGATCGACGTGCTCGGGCTCGACACGGCCCTGGGGCGTGCGAAGGACGAGCTGGCGAGGGCGATTGAGGCTGAGAAGCGCCGCGCGATCAGACGCCGGATGCGCGTCGGCGGGCTGCGGATCCAGCTGACCCCGGCCATGCTGGCGCCGCTCGAGCGGCTCTTTCGCCTCGGCCGGCGCGAGGCCCGCGCCGAGCTGCAGCGGCTCGGCTACGAGATCCCGCGCCGCGCGCTTGCCTCCGAGCCGCACTACGACGAGCTTGCCGAGGTAGCAGCGCTCATGCGGGAGGCGCTCTACCGGCTGCAGCTGAACGTCGAGCGGCGCTATGCCTCCGTCCAGTTCTCCGAGGCCACGACCGCCTCCATGATCCGTGCCCTTTACACTGTGCCCGGCGCGCGAGACATCGCCTCGCGCGTCGTCTCCTCGGCGCTGACCGCCGGCCTCGGCGCGACCTTCGAGCACAACGCCGGCCTGGTCGGTGGCTGGGAATACACGGCCGTGCTCGACGGCCACACCTGCGGGGAGTGCGAGTCGCTCGACGGTGAGACCTACGACACCTGGGAGGCGATCCAGGAGGTGCTGCCGGGGGGCGGCCCGAACCCGTCCTGCTCGGGCGGGGGGCGCTGCCGCTGCCGCGCGGTACCGGCTGCAGCCTGAGCTAGAGACCGTCCTTGCCGATTTCGACCACGGTGGTCGGATCGGTCAAGACGGACAGGTCGCTCAGCGGCGTGAACTGGCTCCACAGCAGTGTCTGATCCTGATGCAGCTGGAACGGTCCTGACCGCGCCTGCGCGATCGACAGAACGGGCTCGCTGCTGTCGCTGAACACCGCGCCCCAGGTCGGGTCGAAGTAGTGCCACGCGCCACCGTAGAACGTCTCGACCGCGATGTGGTTGTTGGCGCCGTGGTAGAACTGGACGCTGCGCACGGGAAGCCCGAACTGCCGGACGATGGCGGCGAAGGTGAAGGACGCCGTGCCGCAGATCCCAGCTTGTGTCTCCAGTGCCATCTCGGCGCTCCAGGGGATCGCCATCGAGTTGAGCACGCGGTAGCCGTAGACCTCCGCGAGCACATGGCCGACGACGTAGTTCATGGCGGCGGTGGAGATCACGTAGCCGTCCGAGGCCGCAGGGTCGAGCCGCTCGATGTAGGCGCGCTCCGCCTGGATCGTGCTGACCGCGCGGGAAAGCTCGGTCGGAGCGTTCTTGTAGTAGTCGCGCTCGCCGGTCATGTCGCGCAGGTTCGACTGAAGACTGGTGACGGTGGCTGAGAGGCTGGCGGTCTCCTGCACGAGGTTGTCGTGCTCCGTTCGGAACTGGCCGTTCGAGATTTGGAGCGCGGCTACCTGCTTTCGCAGCGCCACGATCTGGCGATGCTGCTTCGGGGTGGCCTGGGCGGTGGTCGCGACGATGAGCGCGAGGGCGGCGATCAGGGTGAGGGCGGCGATCTTCATTGGTCCTTCTCCTTCTGGAGTACGTACCGGATGTAGTCGGAACGGGTCATGCCTCGGCGCTTCGCCTCGCGTTCGAGCCACCTGACGAGCTGAAGTGGCATTCGCACGGGGATCATTTTCATCGGGGACATAGTCGCACCGTATCACAAACGTAATACGACCGGCGCCGCGATACTCAACCGTGCCAGACCAGCTGCGCATCACCACCCACGGCTTCGACGAGGCCGATCTACGCATCAAGCGCGTCGGCCTCCTCCTCTCGGACCTGCGCTCGTTCTGGCCGCTGGTCGTGCCGATCTTCATCGGCTGGATGCGCTCGCAATTTGCGAGCGAGGGGACCTTCTCCGGCGAGCGCTGGTCGCCGCTCTCGACTCCGTATGCGACGTGGAAGTCGATCCATTACCCGGGCAAGCCGATTCTCCAGGCCACCGGCGCGCTTCGTCGCGCGGCCTCGATGCCCACCCGCCGCGCGACGCCCCGCAGCCTGACCCTGACGATCCACGACCCGAAGATCTCCTACCACCAGGAGGGCACCGACAAGATGCCCGCCCGGCCGCTGATCTTCTCCACGCTCCCGCCGATCGCCCGACGCGAGCTTCAGCTGGTGGCCGAGCGCTACGTGCGGGAGGTCATCAGCCGTGCCTGAGCGCGATACTCGGCGGTGAAACCAGGCGACTTCATGCCGGTCGTGGCGACCACGCTCGCGAGCCTGCAGGACGAGGCAAGCGGGCTGCCGGCGGCGATCGCCGACTACAACGCCGAGGACGGCCACAACTACGAGCTCGAGGTGCCGAGCGAGCAGGCCTACTACCCCGGTGGCGACGACACCGGCGCGATCGTCCCCTGGGTGGAGGTGGCGGTCGGCACCGGCAGGATCGCGAACTTCTCGCTGCAGCAGCTCTCGGCAGACCTCGCTGCCGACCTCAGCGTGGCGCTCTGGCTCGAGGGCGCGACCGGCGAGATCCCCGAGATCTACGAGCGGGCGCTCGGCTACGGGCGTGTGCTCGCCGAGGTGCTGATGGTGCCCGACGCCTGCGGGCCGCTCGACGTCGAGACGATGAGCTTCCTCTTCCCGGCGATCCCGATCGGCGACTTCAACCCGCAGACCCGGACGTTCGACCGTTGGCGCACGGCGGCGATCGTCGAGCTGACGCTCGAAGCCTCGGCCGAGCGGCCCTAGCCCCCGCCGATACTCGCGTGTGCCCGGTGAGCTTGCGACCATCGACCTGCCCGGCGTCGAGATCATGTCGGTCGGCGGCCCGGTGCACGCGATCGGCTCGCCGCCTGAGGGCGACCACTGGACGCAAGACCACCTGCGCCAGATGGCCGACGCGGCGAAGGAGCTCGAAGGCGAGCTGCGCCCGCCGAACAAGATCGGTCACTCCTCAAAGCAGAAGCTGCTCGCGAACTCGGGCCTGACCGACGGCGAGATGCCGGCGGCCGGCTGGCTCGAGAACGTCCGCCTCTCCGAGGACGGCAACAAGCTGCTCGCCGACGTGAAGAAGGTGCCGGCCAAGCTCGGCAGCCTGATCCAGGCGGGCGCCTGGCGCACACGCTCGGCCGAGCTCTCGCGGGTCACCAGCCAGAAGACCGGCAAGAGCTACGACTGGGTCGTTACCGGCCTCGCCTGGCTCGGCGGCAAGCGGCCCTCGATCAGCACCCTCGACGACGTCGTGCGCTTGTACGAGTCCGACGACGACCGCGTCGTGCGGCGCTGCCTCGCCCAGGAAGAGAACGAGGACTCCTACTCGAAGGAGGCCGTCGACGCTCTGCGCGAGAACGCCTTCGACGACGCGGCCGGAAAGATCGCACGCGCTGCCGATACTCGCGCGATGGCCGAGATCACCCTCACCGAGGAGAAGGCGCGGGAACTCGCGACGAGCCTCGGTGTCGAGGGCGAGATCGACGCCGACAAGCTGATCGAAGGCGCCAAGGCGCGCGTCGAGGACAAGAGCCTCAGCGCCGAGCAGCAGGCCGAGCTGGCCAAGAGCCTCGGAATCGAGGGCGAGGTCACGCCGGAGAAGCTGCTCGAGGCCGCGAAGGCCAAGCCCGAGCCGAAGCGCGAGAACTCGGCCGACGACGACGAGCTGAAGCGCAAGCTCGAAGAGGTCGAGAAGGAGGCCAAGCAGGCGACCGAGGATCTCCGCCTCGAGCGCCGGCGGAACTTCGTCGAGGACGAGCTGATCGCCACCGCCAAGATCGCGCCGGGCGACCGGAAGAAGTGGGAGGACCGCTACGACAAGGACGCCGAGCTGGCGCGCTCGTTCGCAGAAGACCTTCAGCCCGACCCCGTCCTGCTCAGGGAGCTCGGCTCCGACGAAGAGGGCACCGAGAGCGAGGTCGAGGAGCGGCGCAAGCTCGAAGAGGCCGACTCGTCCGCCCGACTCGGGATCCCGAAAGAGGAGCTGATCTGACGTGGCCGTCACCGGCGGATACGTCCCCCCGTACGCAGCAGGCGCGCCGCCGATCACGCTCGCGGTCAGCGCCGCTGTCCTCGCAGGCCAGGTCGTCGAGGTCACCGGCGACAACACCGTCGGCCCCGCCGGCGCGGCCTCGCGCAAGGCGATCGGCGTCGCAGGCCAGAGCGGCTCGGCCGTCGGCGACCTGATCACCGTCTACCTCTTCGGTGACCTCCACACAATGACCGCCTCCGGCGCCATCACCGCTGGCGACCAGGTCGGTACCGCCGCCGCCGGCGCAGTCTCGACCATCGCCGCCGGAACCACCACGGATCTCACCCGCTCGATCGTCGGGGTCGCGCTCGCCGGGATCGCCAACGGCCAGACTGGCCGAATCATGGTGGGACCCTTCTAGATGCCGACCTATCCACTTCAGGGCGGTTCCGGTTCGCAGCTGACCGTCGAGGCGCTGCTCAAGCAGCCTCGCCGGATTTCGCGCGATCTCGTCAACCTCGTCTCCAAGCGCCTGGTCGCCGACCGACTCTTCGTGCGGGGCTCGGCCGAGCAGGTCGCCGGCGGCGCGATGCAGTACCAGCTCGCCGAGTCGATCTACCTCGACACCGATCCGACCGAGGAGATCGCAGCCGGCGCCGACTGGCCGCGCTCGACCTGGACCGAGGCGATCCTCTCCGAGGTCGTCCACCAGTACGGGCTCGAGGTGCTGATCACGAACCTGATGGTCAGGCGCCACCAGATGGATCAGGTGACGCGCGCCGAGCGCAAGCTGGCCAACAACCTCGTCCGCTTCATCGACACGAAGGCCTTCGCGCTGCTCGAGAACCTCGCCAAGGGCCAGAACACGCAGGCCTCCGCAGCGGCCTGGTCGATCGCCGGCACGGACATCATCGCCGAGGTCGTCAAGGCCCAGGAGTTCATCGAGACGGCCGACAACGGCTACAGCGGCTTCGAGGGCGCGACGATGGTGCTCAACACGAGCAAGCGCGACGATCTCCTGAACAACACCGTCCTGCGCGCCGCACTGCCGCGCGAGGATCGCACCGGCCAGATCCAGACCGGGATGATGGCGCCCTTCCTGGGCCTGAAGGAGATCCTCTTCAGCTCGCGGGTCACCGCGACGAAGGCGATCATCATCGACACGGGCGTCGCCGGCACGATCGCCGACGAGCCGCCGGATCCCTCCGAGGGCTTCGTCGGCTACGACCCGGGCCCGGGCTTCTCGCCGATCTACGTCAAGGTCTACGAGCACCCGGAGTCGAAGGGGAAGGTCGTCGCGGCCGGCCGCTGGCCCGCCATGGCGCTGACCGACCCGAAGGCCATCACCGTCATCACGGGGATCTAGATGCCCAAGGCAATCGTCACCGCAGACGTCTACCGCTACTACGAGGAGACCGGCAACGCCGAGTCCGGGGTTCTCGAAGCGGAGAAGGGCGCCGAGATCGACGTCTCCGAGAAGGAGCTCAAGCGCGGTCTCGAGATGCACGAGCGCGACGGTGTCGGCCTGGTCAAGCCTCGCTCCAAGGACGCCAAGGAAGCGAAGGCTGAAGCCGCCGACGAGGCCGAGGCAGAGCCCGCGGCCTAGCCTGGGCGGGGCCTGATGGCCATCGCCTACGCCACCTACGCAGACGTCAAGAGCCGCGCCGGGCGCATCGCCAGCGCCTTCGAGCAGGCGGGCAAGCATCCCGACTCGAACGACATCGCGCAGTTCCTCGTCGACGTCGACAGCGAGATCGACGCGGCCCTACGAGGCCGCGGCTTCGATCCCACGACGCTCGACGCGGCCACCGTGGCCGCCTTCAAGGACCCGGCCGCCTACGGCGCGCTCGCCAGGGCGCTCGCGGGCCTCACAGGCGCGCCGGCAGATCTCGTCGCCACGGCGAACAAGATCTGGACGGAGGCCATCCTCGCGATCGAGAACGGCACCTTCCCGGCGCTGCGCCAGCTCGCAGCCAGTACCGCCGGTGACAACGCGGGCTCCTTCTGGACTGACGAGCCCGGCTACGGGATGGGTCTCTCGACGAGCGCGATCGAGCGCCAGGGCCTGAATCCGGACATGGCTCCGGCGGTCGCCCGCACGCAGAAGCTGTGAGCCGCGTGTATCGGGTTGTAACCGCGCCCTCACGCTCGGCGAGCGGGCGAACGCCCCGATAAGTCATCGCGCGGCGCCAGACGCGGAGAACGGCTCCTAGCGCGTCGGCCGGAAACCTGCCTGCCGCCGCCGATACTCGCGCGTGGCACCCGCCCTGATCCTGACTGCTGCCAAGGCCGAGGAGCGCGGCTTCACGGGCGAGGGGCCGTTCACGCTCGGCGGTGCCTTCCCGGGGATCTACTCGGTCGGCCAACCGCTCGCGCTCTCGGAGCTCGGCTTCCAGAGCGAGGGCGAGGCGCACGAGGCCTTCGAGGAGGCCTTCGGCGACGACTCACCGCTCGAATGGACGGAGGTCGGCGAGGGCGAGGGGCGGGCGTTGCGCGAGAACCACGCCCTCTCGGAGATCGAGCTCGCCGAGCACGTCGCCACCGGCGATGTGCGTGACTCCGGCGGGGAGGAGATCAGGACTCACGCGCAGGCCGACGAAGCCGCCAACGACCTCGGTCTCACCTTCCCCTCGGATCCGCGGCCGACCGTAGCCGAGAAGGTCGCAGCCATCGAGCAGGCGCGCGCGGCCGCCGGGGTCGTCCTCGCCGACGGGGCGGAGGGCTAGATGGCCGCCGTCGACTTCGCCGAGTTCGCCCTCGAGGAGTTCCCGAACAACGAGCAGACGGCGCTCTCGGCGGTGACGCCGAACCGCAAGAGCACGAACCTGATGTACCCGCCTTCGCGCACCGTTCGCGTGAGCGCGGCGCCGACGCCCATGTCGCGCGCCGACGAGCTCCGCGGGCTCAAGGGCGAGGTCCCGCGCCTGGCCGACACCTACGAGCCGGCCGGCGTCCTGACGGTGCGGGCCTACGGCGACATTCTCCCGTTCCTGCTCGCGCTCTCCGGCTTCGACGGTGTCGCGACCGCTGGCGGCGCGCTCGTCTCTGACGGCTACTCCTCGACCGTCTCCGGCGCGAACGGCCTCAACTCCACGACCATCCTCGTCGTCTCGACCGCCGGCGCGGATCCGAGCGGCACGATCATTGTCAACGGCGTCGCCGTGACCTACACCGGGATCACCGGCAACACCTTCACCGGCTGCGGCGCGCACGCGGCGCTCGTCGGTGGCGAGACCGTTACCGGCAATACCCCGACCGGCGCGACGAAGTGGGTCTTCGACAAGCGTGGCGGGATCAACGCCCAGACCGCGCGCGTCCGGACAAACTACGCCGACGAGAACGTCGAGCTCCAGGCCTACGGCGTCGGCGTCTCGAGCCTGGGGATCAACGCCGGCGCGGAGCTCTCGGCCGACCTGATGGCGCTCTACATGCGCCGCCTCGCGGCCGACACGACCACGGTTCCTGTGATCTCGGCCGGCGCGATCCAGCCGTTCCGTCGCGGCGACCTCTTCATTTCGGCGCTCGCCGGCGGCGGTGTCCTCTCCGACTGGAGCCTGACGATTGCCAACTCGCTCGAGCGCATCCGCACGGCGAGCCTCTCGCCTCCGAGCGACTGGCCCGACCTGATGGAGCTCGGCGACGACCAGGTACAGGTCTCCGGCACGCTCCCGAAGCGCGTCCTCACCGGCGCGGACTACGACGCGCTGATCGCCGCGACGACCTTCGCGATGCTCGCCCGCTGGACGGGCCGCTCGACGATCGCCGCGACCGGCAAGCGGTACGGCCTCTGGATCAACATGCCGAAGGTCCAGTACGTCGGCGGCGAGCAGGACGAGCTCCAGAACCGCCGACGGCACGGCTTCGCGCCTGACTGGTTCGCGTCCGTCGATGAGGCGCTCGGCTACGACTGCCGGATCACCGTCGTCTGCGGCGTCCCTGCGATCGCGACCTACGTCTAAGCCGATGGCGCGGATCGACGACGAGCAGACTCCGGACGTCCAGCCGGTCACGGAGGCCGAGCTCGACCTCACCGTCCTCGACGCCCTCGATCGCCACGTCACGGTGGCGGTGATCTACCGCACGATCGACGGCGATGGTCGGCAGGGCACGTTCGTCGATTCGGCGAACGAGCGCTTCCCGGTGCGCGGCTCCCTGCCGGTGCCGACGATGACCGCATTCCTGCGCCTGGAGACGCGGATCAACAATGCGCTCGCGTTCGTCGCCGACGACGATCTGACGCCCGAGAAGGCGGCTGAGCTCCAGATGCAACGCGACCGCGAGCTCGAGGCGACGATGGAGGAGGCCCACGACCGGATCCTCGGACTCATCGTCGAGAAGACGCCGAGCGCCTTCCGGCTCGAGCAGCGCGAGGTCGATGACGAGACCGTCACGGTGCGTCCGTCGATCGAGCTCGACACGTCGCAGATCCTTGTCCTGCTCGGCTGGATCGCCGGCGACATCTCGGTCGCCGATGCGATCGCGCGCGGGCTGACCGCCGGCGCGACCGGCGCGCGATCCGAGGCCGAGATCGCCGCCGAGGCCGGGGCGGCAGATGGCGACGCCGGGGAGGCCGCCGAAGCGGCCCCTTTCGGCTCGAGCGCGCGCTCGTAGAGACCCTGCTCACGCTCGGCCGCGTCAACCGCTGGCCGCCCGGCTACTGGCGCGATCTGCTCTGGGACGACTTCGTCCTCCACGTCTGGCACCGGAGCGAGGAGATCGCGCGGCGCGAGGAGGCCGGTGAAGACGACGACGGAATCCGGCGTGCACCGCTTGGTGGCTTCGGCCCGCCGAGCCGCGACGCCCTCGCCTCGATTCCCTGGAGCGGCGAGGGCGTTGACCCGCTCGAAGAGCTGTTCGAGCGCGAGGGCTTCGAGGGCGCCGAATGACCTCCACCGAGCGCGTTGAGCTTCGCTTCGACGGCGTCTCCCGCGGGGCGACCAAGGCCGCCCACGACACGCGCACGGCCCTCCGCCAGGTCGGCGACGAGTCTGACCGCACGAGCAAGCGAGCGAGCAAGGGCTTCCGCGAATCGCAGAAGGACCTCGACCGCTTCTCGCGCGGCGCGATCGCCGGTTCCGGTGCGTTTCGCAGCTTCGGCCGCTCGATCGCCTTCGCCTCGGCCTCGTTCCTCGGCGGCGTCGGCTTTATCGCCATCGTGCGCCAGTCGATCTCGCGGGCCTCGGACCTGCACGAGGAGCTCAACAAGGTAGACGTCGTCTTCCGGGACTCCGCGCGCTCGGTAAAGGCGTGGTCGAAGGACTCGGCCTTCGGCTTCGGCCTCGCCCGCTCGGAGGCGCTCAAGTTCGCGGGCACGTTCGGCAACCTCCTGACGCCGATGGGGATCGCCCCCGATCTGGCGGCCACGATGAGCAAGCGCCTGGTCGAGCTCGCCGGCGACATGGCCTCGTTCAACAACGCGAGCCCGGAGGAAGTGCTGCTCGCTCTCAACAGCGGCCTGACGGGCATGGTTCGGCCCCTGCGGCGCTACGGCGTCTTCCTCGACCAGGACCGCATCGCGGCCGAAGCGCTCCGTCTGGGCGTCGTGAAGGCCAACGTCGATATGTCGAAGACGGGCGACGCCGCGACGAAGGTCGAGATCGCCACGGCCAAGCTGACGGTCGCGCGAAAGAAGTACGGCGAGGGCACGACGCAGGTCGCCGCGGCCGAGGTCGCGCTCCACAGCGCCGAGCGCGCTCTTAGCGCCGAGCTCGGCGGGCGCGTGCCGAAGCTGACGGCCGCCCAGAAGGCCCAGGCGACCTACGCGATCATCCTCAAGGACACCGCGAACGCCCAGGGTGACTTTGCGCGCACGAGCGACGGGCTCGCGAACCAGCAGCGGATCCTCCGCGCCGAGCTCATCAACATCCAAGAGGAGATCGGCACCGCGCTCATGCCGACGATCCTGCGCCTGACGCGCGGGCTCACCGGCTACCTCCAGACGCTCGAGTCGGGCGGCTCGCGCCATGAGGCGTTCATCAAGCTCGTCCACCAGGTCGGCGACGTGCTCCGGAGCGTCTACGGCGTCGTCAGGACGTTCGCGACCGGCCTCAACACCGTCGCGCGCGTCATGGGCGGCTGGGGCAACGCCTTCTCGCTCGTCCTCTCGCTCTTCCTCGCTAAGAAGTTCATCGCGCTCGCCGCGGCGATCCGTAACACCCGGATCGCGATGTTCCTTCTCGGCCAGCAGGCGGCCGCAAGCGGGACAGCCCAGACGTGGGCCGCGTTCGGGACGGGCGGGTCGATCGCGAGGAAGGTGGACGGATCGACCGGCCGCGTGGTGGCGCTCCGATCGGCGCTGCGGAGCCTGGCGACGCTCGGCCTCATCACGATCGCGATCGAGCTCCTGATCCACCGGAAGCTCGTCGGCGACGTTCTCGAAAGCATCGTCGGAGACACGCCGGCGACTGGGATCCCGACCGCCGGCCAGAAGAGCGCCCAGGACTGGGCGCGCTACCTCAAGGCGCACGGCTACTCGAGGCAGGGCGCGCATACGCGGATGGTTCAGGTCGCGATCTTCTCGGAGCAGGAGATCACGGCCGCGCTCGACAAGGTCTACGGCACGACGGGCGCGAAGGGCGGCACCCCGGGCGAGCCGGTCGTCACCGGGCCGCGCCAGAGTGGCAAGCGCGACCAGGCCGCGTTCATCGCAGTCACCGCCGCGCGCTCTCCTGGCGCTGGCGGGACGGGCTTCCACCTTCCGGGCGAGCGCAAGCCCTACGACTGCTCGGCCTTCGTCCAGGCGGTCTACGCGCACGCCGGGATCACGATCGGCTCGAACACCTACGAGCAGGTCAAGCAGGGCCGCCACGTCGATCGCTCGCAGCTTCGCCCAGGCGACCTGATCTTTATGAACTTCCCCGGCGAGCGCTCGCCGGGGCACGTCGGGATCTACGTCGGCGGCGGGCAGATGGTGCACGACCACGGCGCGAGCGGAGGCGTCGAGGCCCAGGCCGTTCCGTGGAACGCCGTCGTCGATACGCGCACCTACGCCGCCGGCAAGGGCAACCCGGCGATCGTCGCGCCCGCCGATCCGGGCGCTGGGGCAGGAGGCGACGGAGGTCTCACGGTTGGCGCGACGCCGAAGGCTCGAAAGAAGACCGACAAGCCGGATCCGGAGGAGCTCCAGGCGGCGCGTCGTACCGCCGCCTTCGTCGAGCGGGCAGTCGGCCGCGTCGTCTCGCCGACTCTGCGGAAGAACCTCCGCAAGCGCGCCGACGAGCTCAACGAGGCGCTCCAGCACGTCGCGAACGAGGGCGAGCTCCGGAAACTCCAGAAGCGGCTCGACAGCCTCACCCATGACCTCGAGGAGGCCGTCAAGCTCGGCCAGGCGACGACGATCGCACGCAAGAGCGCGGCCGCACTCGCGACGCAGATCAGCCGGCTTCCCGAGGCGCTGGCGAAGGACGTCCGTGCGAAGATGAAGGTGGTCCAGAAGGAGCTCGCCGACGTCACGACCGCCGGCCAGCTGGCGCGGGTCCGCAAGCAGATGGACGCGATCGCGAAGGCCATCGCCGACGCGATCGACAAGCTCCGCATGATCGTCGGGCAGCGGCAGGACGCCTTCGGGACGGCGTTCGGGCGCGTGGCCGACAAGATGCTCTCGATCTTCGACGCGCAGACGCAGAAGTTGATCGATAGGGCTCGCGCGCGCGTCGCTGAGTTCGGCTTCGAGATCGGCGTCGGGGAAGAGACGCCGGCCGAGCGACGGCAGCGCGAGCGCGACGCAGTCAAGACCGCCGAGGATATGGCGAAGCGGCTCGCCGACGCGCAAGCCGCCGTCTCGAAGGCCGCGGCCGAGCTCCAGCATCCCGACTTTTTCGACAGTCGCACCAACGACGAGCGAGCGCAGGCGCTCATCGACGCGCAGAAGGATCTCCAGGACGCCCTCTACGACGCCGAGACCGCCGGCCTGGAGAAGCAGGCCGAGGCCGAGCGCAAGGCCGCAGACGCCGCCCTGGCGGCCGAGCAGAAGCGGATCCAGGACGAGCGCGACCTCCTGCGCGAGCGCTTCCAGAACCGGATCAGCGAGATCGAGACGAACCTCGCGAACGAGACGATCACGGCGAAAGAGGCGCGCGACCAGCTTCTCGCGCTGATGGCTGACCCGGCCTACCAGACGAGCTTCGGCGATATCGGCGACCTGATGGGCGCGGCCTTCGCGACAGGTTTCTCCGATGCGATCGACGGGCTCACGACCGCGTTGAACGCGCTGATCGACGCGCTCAACGAGCTCCTCAAGGCGACCGGCAAGACGCCCGTCCGACACGCGGAGCCCGCGACGCGCTCGCCCGGCCGTCCGAGGTCGCCGATCGGGCACCCGGCGATGGCGCGCGGCGGCACCGTGCCGGGCCAGTACGTCGGACGCTCCGACACGATCGTCGGCCACCTGACCCCCGGCGAGGAGGTCATCGAACGCTCGACCGCGACGGCGCTCCGGCGCTTCCTCGCGCAGCAGGGCTCCGGCGGCGGTGGCTCGAGCTACGGCCCGATCTACGTCCTCGGCACGACCCCGCGTGAGGTCGCCGCGGCGCTCGCGAAGCTCACCGGGCCCGAGCTCGACCGCCAGATCGGCTATCGGCTCGACTGATGGCGAGCGTCGCGCGCGCTTCCTACCGCTGCTTCGTCTCCTGGGTCGCCTACAACCTCGGTGCTTTCACGATCGGCTTCTCGCAGATCGGCGGCACCGACCTGCTCGGCACGTCGCCGGCCGATCTCTCGTTCACCGGGCCTTACGACGACGTCTCGCCGAAGCTCAGCCGCGTGACGTTCAACCGCGGCCGCGACGACGGTCTCTCGATTGTCGGAGCCGGCGAGGCGACCGTCGATCTGCGCGATCCCGATGGGCGCTTCAACCCGTCGAACCCCGCGAGCCCGCTCGCCGGCGTGCTCGACGATCGCCTCCATCCGATCATGCTCCAGGGCGTCATCGGGAGCCCCCTGACCGTCGCCTTCCCGCTCTTCTACGGATGGGTCCGGCGACTCGTCTGGGAGCCGCAGGGCCGCAAGGGCACGGCGCAGCTCGAGTGCGTCGACCTCTTCTACCGCCTCGCCCGGGCCTTCCCGGTCATCGCCTCGACCGGGCCGACGACGACCGGCGCGGCGATCGGGAAGATCCTCGACGCGGTCGGGCTCCCCGACCCGGCGGCGCGCAGTCTCGACGTCGGCGACTCGATCCTCGACTTCGCCGCGGACGGCTCGAAGAGCGCGCTCGACCTGATCGGCGACCTGCTCGAGGCCGAGCGCGGAATCTTCTTTGTCGCCGGCGACGGCCAGGCGACCTACCGCTCGCGACTCACCCGCCAGACCGGCGCGGTCGTCGGGGCGATCGCCAACTCGATGCGAGCGATCGGGCCCGGCTCCGACTTCGACCAGGCCCGGACACGCGTCACCGTCACCCGCACGCAGAGCGGCTACACCGCCGTCAAGACTGCGCCCTCGCTCATCACCGGGCGGCTCGGCCTGATCGACCTCCCGGCGATCGCGACGCCCTTCCTCTTGAACGACGGGCAGGCCGACTCGCTCGCCTCCTGGCTGCTCTCGCAGGTCGCAACGACGCGCCAGCCGATCTACGGCCTGACGATCGACAACCGCGAGCAGGCCCTCCTCGATCAGATCCTCGCGCGCGAGATCGGCGACCGGATCACCGTCACCGAGGCCGAGGGCGGCACGACGGGCACGTTCGTCATCGAGCGCCTCGCGCACGACGTCGACGTCAATCGCGGCCGCCACTCAGCGGCCTACCTCCTGACGAAGGCCGACACGGCAACCCCGTTCCGGATCGGCTCATCGCTGATCGGCGGCACCGACGTTCTCGTCTACTAGCTGCGGCCGATACTCGCCCGTGGCGACGAGCAGGGCTGCGAGATGACCTTCACGACAGTTCCGGACAAAACTGCCGGGGATGTTTTTACCGAGGCGATGTGGGACACCTACATTCGCGACAACCTGAACGCCGGCGTCCTGCGGCCGATCGCCGACTCCGTTGCCGGCGGCGCGGTCGCCTCGTTCGACTTCACGAGCATCCCGGCGACCTTCGCGCATCTCGTCGTGTTCGCGTATCTGCGAGCCGACCCCGCCGCCACCTTCGTCAATGCGAACCTCCGTCTGAACAACGACTCCGGCTCCACCTACGACTCTCAGCAGCTAGTCGCGAACGGGACGGTGCCCTCGTCCACCGGCACGGCGGCTGGAGCGACCACGAGCGCCCTGGCCGGACGAGCGCCGGCGGCGACGGCTCCGGCTAGCGCGTTCTCGGCGCTGATGCTCATCATCCCGCAGTACGTCGGCGCGGTGGGCCACAAGTCTTGGCTCGCGCTCTCCTACGACCGCGAGGTCTCCGGGACCGTCTCGGACGGCGTGATCTTCGCCGGAGGCGGTCAGTGGCTCAGCACCGCCGCGGTCAGCCGTCTGACGCTTCTACCGTCGTCGGGCAACTGGATCGCTGGCTCGCGCGCGACGCTTCTCGGAGTGGGGGCGGTCTAAATGCCGGAAGCCGCGCCGAGACTCGTCATCGACTGCTCGCGGCCCGCGCCGCCCGATCCGGAGCTTGTCGTGCGCGTCGAGCGGGAGGCGGTCGGCCTTCTGCGCGAGGGCAGGACCGAGGAGGCCGAGAACGTCATCCAGCAGGTCAAGGGGATGCGCGAGTCGATCGCGCTCGGCCCGGTCGAAACCCTTGAGGAGCTCACCGACGCGGAGGTCGCTCAGCGCAAGCTCGACGCGGAGGCTGACCTCGACCACCGGCTGGCCGACCTGCGCGTCGCGCGCGACACGCGCCTCGCCGCGAGCGACTGGACGCAGGGAGCCGACGCGCCACTCGACGAGAAGGCGACGCTCGCCTGGCGCGACTATCGTCAGGAGCTCCGCGACTACCCCGCCACGGTGAACGATCCGCTCGATCCGCCGCCGTGGCCTGAGCCTCCAGGAGGCGACAAGTGATCCGTATTCCGAAGCAGCCGGCCGAGCTCGCGACGAGGCCGATCAAGCAGGGCGAGATCAGCCCGCGCGTCGTCAAGTGGCGCGCGCTGCTCGTCGGCAAGGGTTTCGTCCTGCCGAAGGAAGGCTCGCTCTTCGGCCGCGAAATGCAGAGCGCGACGCTTGTCGCCCAGCGCTGGGCCGGCGTCACCGCGGACGGGCTCGTCGGGCCAGCGACCTGGAAAGCGGTCGCGCGCAAGTCACGGACGAAGCGGCCGATCACGGTCGTCAAGACGCTCATCGGTCGCCCGAAGATCATCGACGTCCGGCGCGGCCAGTTCGGCTTTGCGCGGCACCGGACAAAGCGCTGGGGCACGCGCGTCCGCGGCGAGATCGTCGCGAAGCTCGGCCACTACACCGGCGGCCCGGCGAGCTTCCAGTCTGACGCCGGCTTCCACGTCAACTCGGACTACCTCGACCAGGGCGGCGCGCCGGCGATCGCCTACACGCTGGGGATCGACAAGGACGGGACGATCTTCGTCTTCAACCCCTGGAACGCGATCACCTGGCATTGCGACGGCGGAAAGAACACCGTCACGCTGGGGATCGTCTTCCGCGGTGCGGCCGAGGGCCCGACGCTCGCGCAGCGGCGCTCGCTCAAGTGGCTTTGGAAGGCGCTCGAGCAGGGCACGCTCGGCTTCGACTTCCCGCCGATGCCGGTCGCCTCGACGACGCACCAGCACGTCAACTCGACAAGCTGCCCCGGCGTCAAGGGCGAGGCGTTCTACCGCTCGATCAGCCCGGACTTCCGGACGCACTTGTGATCTTCCTCGCCGACGCCCTCTCGAGCGGAAGCACGCCGGTCCTCGTCTCGCTCATTGCCTTCGTTGGGATCGTCGTTGCCGCGGTCGTCGGCCCTGCGCTTGCCACGCGCCGGGCGAAGAGGGACCGGATCGAGGAGCGCGCCCAGGAGAGGGCCGAGCGGGAGGCCGAGCGGGAGGCCGACAAGCAGCGGGCGCGAGACGAGCGGCTCCAGGATCTCGAGGCGCAGGACGCGGTCCGCAAGGAAGCGCTCCGGCAACAGCAGGAGGTCGCCGCGACGCTCGAGGACGCCGCCGTGCTGCTTCGGGCCGACCAGGAGAAGACGCGCAAGGCCGCCGAGGAGGTCGCGCGCCGGGCCGAGGCCGCGGACGTCGCGACGCGCACGGAGCTCGGCGAGATCAAGGGCCTCGCGACCGACACGCATATCCTCGTCAACTCGAACATGGACGAGCAGAAGCGGATCGCGCTCCGGCTCGCCGAGGAGGGCCTGGAGTCGCGCCAGCGCGAGGTCGTCGGCCTGCGGGAGATCGTCAGCCTGCGGAAGGCGCTCGGTCAGGAGGCGACGCCGGATGCGCTGGCGGCGATCGAAGCGGCCGAGACGGCGATCGAGAAGCAGAAGCGGGAGATCGTCGATCTCCGGCAGGAGCTCGAGGAGCGCGCCAAGCGCCTAGAGATCGTCGAGAAGGCGGCCGCCCCGCCGAAGGGCGGCGCTTGATTACGGTCGTCCTTTCGTACCCCAACGGCACGCGCGAGTCGGTCCTTCTGGCCGGCGTCCCGAGGAAGGGCGAGCTCATCCCCGCCGGCGAGAACCCTGCCGGCCCCGCGCTGCGCGTGCTCGAGGTTCTCTGGCTGCGCGCAACGCTCAAGGATCCGGAGCCGGACGTCATCGTCCGCGTCCGGACACGCGACGAATCGGAGGCATGATGACCCGGAAGCACAAGAAACAACTCGTGGACGTCTCGGAGCGCACGGCGGCGACCTTCGCCGAGGCGTTTATCGCGGTCGCGCTCGTCTCCGGCGTCAGCGATACGACCGGCCTCAAGATCGCCGGCACCGCTGGAGCTCTCGCGGCTGGGAAGTTCGCGCTCGCGAAGATCGACACCTACCTGCACCCGCCGCCGCCTAGTCAGTAGCGGTCGTCGTCGTAATACGGCTCGCGCTTCGAGAGCACGGCGAGCACGAGCAGCCCGAGCAGGTTGAAGAAGAAGCCGACCAGGGCGCCCACGAGCGGCGAGCGGTTCTTCGACTGCGCGATCATCGCGCCGGCGATCGCGGTTACGAGCCCGAAGAAGAGGATGACCTCGATCACGTCCTCAGGCCCCTCGTTCGAGCGGTTGCCCTGCGGCGATCACGTGTCGAGACTATGACGCACAGAGGACAACAACGGCTCGGCGGCCGGGCCTACGATGGAGGTCGATGCAGGACCCGGGGTCGCTGATCGCTCGCCTCACCGAGATCGCGGTTCGTCTCGAGCTTCTGGCGGCTCGCCTAGAAGCTCCTCCAGCCGATCCAGCGCGCGCTCGAGACGGAAGGCAATCGCTTCGCCTTGTTCACGATCAAGCCCGAGCGCCTCGCCGTCGGCGACGAAGTAGCTGATCGGTTGCTCTAAGGCGGCCGCGATAATCTCGAGCGTCTCGATGTCGGGCTCGTGCACGCCGCGCTCCCAGTTCGAGACCGTCTGCGTGTTGATCGGCCCGTCTCGACCCGGGATCTGCGCCGCCAGCTGACGCTGCTTCCACCCCTTCGCCTCGCGCGCTCGCCTGATCGCGGCGCCGACCGCTGCTTGCCGCATCGCCACGTCCAGCATCCTGCGGAGGTCTTCTAGGTGAGTGTTAGCAGGCATTCTTCTAGTTGCTTGACTCGCAGCATGCCTTCTAGTACGCTTCTAGTCAAGTGGCTGCTACATCGACGGTCATCGGGCAGAACATCCGCGAGGCGCGCAGGGCGCGCGCGTGGACGCAGAAGGAACTCGCGCTCAAGGTCGGCGTCGAGTCGCAGACGATCTCGAACCTCGAGCGCGGCGTGTACCAGCCGTCGTGGAAGACGCTGCACTCGCTGGCCGAAGCGCTCGAGCTGAGCCTCGAAGAGCTGCTCTCCGAGAACGGGGCGGCGGCAGCGTGACCTCCTGGAACGACGGCACCGTGCACGACCGGGACCGCCACGACTGGCTCGGCTCGGTTGCTCTCGCACTGGCCGTGCCGGCGCTCTTCTTCGGCCTCTACTTCGGCCTCGACTTCGCGCTGCAGTGGATCGCGGGGTTGTTCGCGTGAGCAACCTCGCCCGCGAGCTCGTCGTCGAGCGTGAGCAGCCCGTTTATCGCGGCTGCGTCTACTGCGGCGCTCCGACCCGGGGCCGCGCCTGCAGCGCCCACTCCGATCTGAACTCTCTCGACCCGCACGCGCTCCTGATGAGGGGCTATCGAAAGCAGAGCCCGCCGCCTTCCCCAGCGAAGGATCCGGCGACGGGCTCCAACACGGAAGGACGGTAACGCAATGGCTGGACTGACACTGCGCGAGCAGCGCGCCCAGGACGATCCGAGCGCCGAGCGCGACGTGACGCTCGACCGCGACACGCGCAACGCACTCGCCGAGATCGTCGACGTGCTCAAGGGCCGGAACTACAACGTCGACGCGCGGATCCTGCAGCGAGTCGTCGAGAAGTGGGACGCCAACGAGGCGACCGAGATCCTCGTCACCGAGGACAGGTTCATCGACGTCGTCGAGTCGGTGCTCGGCACCTGCCCTCACGGTGTCGACCTCGACCGCGAGTTCTGCTCGAAGGGGTGCCGGCGATGAGCGCCCTCGACCGCATCCAGCAGCCGGGCGCGCTCGCCGTGCCCGAAGGCGCCCGCCAGCTCGGCGCACGCGTGAAGCCGATCGTCCGGCTCGGGATGGGCTTCAAGGATCCCGACCGGGGCTTCCCGCGCAAGACCGATCACTTCACGATCAGGGGCGACGAGCGCGCGATCGCCAAGTTCCGCGAGATCTACGGCGAGAAGCCGAAGGCGGTCAAGATCATGGTGCCGTCGGAGCTCGCGCTCGCGCTCGACATCAGCTACCGCAGCTTCGTCGGCGGTGGTGACGAGGACGGTGGCCGGCCGCTCGCGCTCGGCAAGACGAACTTCGCCACGCTCGGCTACGTCGGCGGCCCGGACGTGCTCCGCGTCTGGCGCCAGGACGGCAGCTACGACGAGGTGGAGACGCTCGGCCTCGATGAGCTCGGCAAGCCGCTGGATGAGCACGCCGCCGAGCTGAACATCGCCGTCTATGCGACCTTCACGTTCACGATCCCGGAGGTGCTCGGCTGGGGCTCGTTCGCCCAGGTGACCTCGAAGGGGAAGAAGAGCGCCGACAACCTGGTCTTCAAGCTCGGCCAGATCTACGGCGCGTTTGGCTCCAAGGCGCAGTTCGCCTTCTCGCGCGAGGAGCCGCCGATGCTCGTCCTGAAGCCCGACACCGCGCTGATGCGCTTCGAAGACAAGGACGGCTCGGCGAAGTGGGGCAAGACGAGGATCTTCGTGCTCGACATCGTGATCCCGGAGGCGTTCGACGACATGGTCGACCGCCTGCGCGATCGCCAGGCCGAGATCGCCGGCACCGGCGGGCCCGCGGCCGCGCTCTACGGCCAGGATCGCCCCGTCGCAGCACTCGAATCCGGCTCGACCGCAGATGATGCTCTCCCCCCGACCGAGCCGGTGGAGGCGGCCGAGACCGTCGTCGACGCTGAGGCGGTCGAGGCCTCCTCCGAATCCGAGCCCAAGGTGGGGGAGGGCTTCGAGGCGCCTGCAGGCGCGACCGACGACCCGCTCGTGCTGGCCGCGAACGAGGCCGCCGAGGTCGTGATCCCGCAGGGGGCGAACAAGGGCCTGCACCTGCGCGAGCTACTCGATCAGAAGGACGGCCTCAAGTGGCTGCGCTGGGCGCTGCGCTCCTGGGCTGACGACAGCTTCGGCAAGGCCTGCTGGGCGTTCGCGGCCGTATACGCCCCGGATATCCACCAGCTGGTCGCCGACGAGAAGGCGAAGGCGGCAGCGTCGTGAGCAGCCACGAGCCCGAGCCCCGCGTCGGCGAGATCCCGTTCGAGCAGCGCTCTTCGGTCGCGATCAAGATGACCGCGAAGGGCGAGGCGACGGTCGACGTGAAGGTCTACGCCGGCCAGGACGGCGCCGAGCTCGAGCAGGCGCGCCAGCTCGCGGTCAAGGTCTACAACGAGACCGCCGCGGCCGTGCGGGTGGCCGCGTGAAGCTCCTCGTCTACATCCGTGACGGCCGCACCGTCTACGCGCTCCGCGGCCGCGGCGAGCTGAGCAGGCTCGCGCGCGCCGAGCCCTGGGGCGAGGAGCCGTCGGTGGTCTCCGTGCGCGGCACCTGGAACCCGGTGACCGGCCGGTTCGTCTGGCAGCCGAACGTCCACCTTCGCCACCTCGCGCGAGGCTCGATCTCGCACGTCGAGGAAGGTGATCCGAATCAGGCGGCGGGAGGGCGATCGGCATGAGGCGCATCATCCTCACCCGCCACGCCGTCGAGCAGGCCGAGCGCCGCTTCAACGAGCTGCACCCGACCGTGCACGTCGAGCAGCTCGTCCGCGAAGAGGTCGCCGATGCGCTGCGCTGCGGTCGCGTGTTCGATCGCCGGCCCGATGGGTTCCGGCTCTACGGCGAGAAGGATCGGCCGCTCGCGAAGGGGCAGCGCGTCATGCTGAGCGAGGACGGGCTGCGCGCCTACATCGTCGTCGACGGGAGTCTCGGGCACAGCGACCGCAGGGCGCACATCGTCATCACGTCGCTTTCGTACGCGGGGGTCTCGAAGCGGATCCGGCGGCGACCGACGAAGGATCGGAGGGCCGCGTGAAGCTCCTCTGCTGCGGCGACTTCCACCTCGGCGCCGGCGCCGAGTACGGGCCGCGCCCGGGCGATCGGCTACGCGACCAGGAGCGAGTGCTCAACGAGATCGTGCGCATCGCTCACGAGGAGAACGTCGACGCGGTGCTTTTCGCCGGCGACGCCTTCGAGCGGCGGCGCCCTTCGCCCGAGGAGATCCACGTTTGGCAGGAGTTCGTCTACGAGGCGACCTGCCATAGCGCCAGCCTCGTGTCGATCGACGGCAACCACGACGTGATCGCAGCCGACGTCTTCGCTGCGCCGGAGCTCGCCATCGGCATGGATCACTACCGGACGCCCGGCGTCGAGGAGCTCTGCTCGCACAAGTCCGAGGCCGAGCGCGCCTACGTGGCGACGCTCCCCTGGACGCCGCCGGCGCACCTCGTCGCAAACCGGAACGGGGGAGACCGGGACGAGCTGCACGCCGAAGTCGCAGACCTCCTGCTCGACGCCGCCCGCGACCTGCGCTCGCAGATCCCTGTGGGCCGCCCGAGCATCCTGCTTGCCCACTGGTCGGTCTCGGGTGCGGTCACTCCGACTGGCGCCGACGTCGGCCTCTTCCGCGAGCCGGTACTGCCGCTCGCCGATCTGCTCGCTCTCGGCTTCGACTGGATCGTCCTAGGGCACATTCACGAAACGCAAATCCTCGCGCGCGACCCCGTCGTGATGCGAAGCGAGAACGGCACCGAGGCCGTCGGCAACGGGACGTGTGCGTTCTACGTCGGTTCTCCCATGGTCTTGAACTTCGGCGAGGCCAAGGGCCACCACGGCGTGATGCTGCTCGACACCGACGCGCGCTCCCTGCGGCACATCGAGATCCCCGACCGGCCCTTCGTCACGGTCGATGCCGACATTCCGATCGCGCTGGCGAACCCCGTCGGCATCTACCCGATCACCGATCCGACCGACCTGATCGCCGCTGCGGTTGCCGAGCACCTCCCGCTCACCGATGCCGTCGTCCGCATCCGCTACAAGGCGACCGCGGAGCAGGCCCGCCGCGTCGACCATGCTGCGCTGCGCGGGCTTGTCGCGGATGCCGGCGCTTCCAAGCTGTACGCGATCCAGCCCGAGATCGTGCGGACTGATCGCGCGCGGGTGGAGGGCGTCGACGAGCAGGTCGGGCCGATGGAGGCGCTCGACCTTTGGATCGAGCACAACTTCCAGGAGGTCGCTCGCGGCGACGAGCTGCGCGTACTGACCTCTCGCTACCTCGAGGACGTGGCCGCGTGAACCCGCTCAGGATCCACGCCGAGCACTACAGGAGCTTCGAGCGCCTCGACCTCGACCTCCCGATCGGCTGCGTGGCCGTGCTCGGCGAGAACGGCGCGGGCAAGTCGAGCATCGTCAATGCGATCGACCTCGCGCTCTTCGGGCCACCGTCGCGCAACCTCGGTGACTACCTCAGCGAGGACGCCGGCGATAGCGACGACCTCGTCCTCTGCCTCGAGTTCGAGCACCGCGGCGAGCTCTACCGCGTGCGGCGCGGCTACTCGGCGCGGGGGAGGGGCAAGACGACGCTGGACTTCGAGCTGGCGTCAGCGCCGCTCGATGACCCGCTGGCCGAGCAGATCGCGCCGGGCTGGTCGCCGCTCACCCGCGAGACAGCGGCCGCGACCCAGGCGCTGATCGAGCAGACGCTCGGCCTCTCTCGCGAGACTTTCCGCGCCTCAGCCTTCCTGGCCCAGGGCGACGGTGCCGCGTTCACCGAGGCCCAGCCGCGCGAGCGCAAGGCGATTCTCGCCGAGGTGCTGGGGCTCGAGGTCTGGGATCGGTTGCTCGAGCGTGCCAAGGCCGACCGCTCCCGCATCGAGGCCGCGAGCTCCGAGCTGAAGACGCGGATCGGAACCGCCGGCGAGGATCTCGAGCGCCAGCCGCTGCTCCAGCGCCAGAAGATCGACCTGGACAAGGCCGCCGACGAGCTTGCCGGGCAGATCGCGAGCCTCGAGGCCCAGCGCGTCGATGCGGCCAAGGCGCTGACGACCGCGCGGGAGGCGGCTGCCGAGTTGAAGGGCGCGCGCGAGGTGCTCGCCGCCCGCGAGGCAGATCTGCAACGGGTCGAGAAGCGCATCGCGCAGATCGCCGAGGCCGACCACAACTCCGGCGCTCTTGTAGGCGAGCGGGACCTCGCGCAGCGACTGGCCGAGCGGGTGCCGGGTCTGGAAGAGGAGCTCGCCAAGGCGACCGCCGCAATCGAGAAGCGCCGCGAGCTTGAGCGGATGGAGGAGACGCGCGCTCGTCTCACGCGAGAGATCGGCTCGCTGGGGACGAAGTCGGCCGAGCTGTCGGCGAAGGCCGTGGAGTTGAAGCGCGCCGAGGACGTGCAGCACTGCGACAGGTGCGGACAGACGCTCGAGAGCGAAGCCCGCGAACGCGCCCTCGACTCCTACATGGCCGAGATCGACGACATTGGCGGGCGGGTCACGAAGCTGCGATCGCAGCTCGATCAGCTCCCGGAGCTCGACGACCTTCGCGGCGCGATCGAGGACGTCCGCGGCAAGCCCGAGATTGAGCAGGAGCTCGCGCGCGGCCGCGCGGCCGCCACCCGCGTCACCGAGATCACCGCCCGCCTCGAGCACCTCGACGAGCTCAAGGCCGAGCGCGAGTTGCACGAGCGCTCCCTACCCGAGTTCCGTACCGCGGCCGCCGAGCAGCGCACGAAGGTCGAAGGCCTCAAGGCATCCCACCCGCAGATCGGGATCCTCGAAGCCGACCTCGAGGGCGCGGAGCGCCGACTCGAAGAGACCCGCCGCGAGCTGGCCGAGTCGCAGTCGAAGGTCGGGCGCGTCGACGGCGAGCTCGAGCGGATTGCGGGTCTGGCCGAGCGCGTCGCCGGCGAGAAGCGCCAGCTGGACGAGCTGCAAGCAGAGCTTGACCTCGTGCTCCTGGCCGAGCGCGCCTACGGGCGCGACGGGATCCCGACGCTGATCGTCGAGAACGCGGCCATCCCGCAGATCGAGGTCGAGGCGAACCGCATCCTGGCCGAGCTCGGCACGAGCTTCACGGTCGAGCTGCGCACCCAGCGCGAGCTGAAGGACGGCTCCGGCGTCCGCGAGGCGCTCGACATCGTCGTCTACGGCCCCGCCGGCGAGAGGCCCTACGAGACCTTCTCGGGCGGCGAGCGGACGCGGTTGAACCTGAGCCTTAGGATCGCTCTTGCCCGGCTGCTCGCGCATCGCCGCGGCGCCGAGGTGCGGATGCTCGTGATCGACGAGCCGGAGTTCCTCGACGAGCCGGGTGTGGCGCGGCTCGCCGAGGTTCTCCGCGGCCTCTCGGCCGACTTCGAGCGCGTCTTCCTGATCTCGCACCAGCCCGCGCTGCGGGAGGCCTTCGACGAGGTGCTCACGGTCGTCAAGGACGGCGACCGCTCGCGCGTCGAGGAAGCAGACCTACGAGAGGAGATTCCAGCATGACCCCGGTTCAGATCCCCGAGGGCTTCGACCTCGAAGCGCTTGTGCTCGCCGGCGGCAGCCACAAGTCGTTCGACGACGGCTGCTGCGTGACCGAGCTGGCGAGCTACATGGCCGGCGAGCCGTTCAGCGACCACCCGAAGTGCGTCTCGCCGGTGATCGCGACCTTCGGGCGCTCCTGGAACGATTCGCTCGACGACGACGAGCGCCAGATGCTCAAGCCCTACGCGGTCAAGATGATCGACACCGCGACCGGGAAGCGCGACGAGGAGATCCGGGCCTGGATGTGCACCGACTGGCTCGCGCGCGAGTGCGCGCCAGGGTTCCTGCGCCTGGCCGGTCTGACCGAGCAGGCGCAGCTGCTGGAGAAGCTCGCGCCGCTCACCTCGTCGTCGCTGGCCAAGGCGGCCCAGCCGACACTTGACCGGGCGCGCACGGATGCGGCCGCCGCGCGGGACGCCGCGTGGGACGCCGCGTGGGACGCCGCGCGGGACGCCGCGTGGGACGCCGCGTGGGACGCCGCGTGGGCCGCCGCGCGGGACGCCGCGTGGGACGCCGCGTGGGACGCCGCGTGGGACGCCGCGCGGGACGCCGCGTGGGACGCCGCGCGGGACGCCGCGTGGGACGCCGCGTGGGACGCCGCGTGGGCCGCCGCGTGGGACGCCGCGCGGGACGCCGCGTGGGACGCCGATCCCTCCCGTCGGCGCTCGGCCGCTGACGCGGCCCTCGCGCCGACGGTCAAGCAGCTGCAGGCGAGCGCGCTCCTTCTCCTCGACCGGATGTGCGAGGTCGGCAGGGAGGACAAGGCGGCGTGAGGACACGCGAGGCATGGGAGCGGGTGACCGCAAAGCGGCAAGAGCATCAGACCGCGGCAACCCTCAAAGCAACCGCTGGCGAGACCCACGACGACCACATTCGCGCTGGCCTCGAATGGATCTACGCCGCCTGCTCCGAGCACGGCCTTGACCCTGACGAGGTCATGGAGACGATGCTCGTCGCCCAGGCCGACACCACGCCGAACCTACGCGCGCTCGTTTTCGTTCAGGCCCTCGCTGCGAACGACCTTCCCGAGGCGTGCTTCGCCGGTGGCTACCTGTCGGGCCTGACGGTTGGCCTCGAACTTCTACGCGAAAGGCGGGCAGCGTGAGCTACATCGACACCGTCAAGCGGTTCGTCGGCTTGACCACGGATCCGGCCGATCCCGATCTGCGTCGCGGCTTCGACGACGAGCCGGTCGAGCAGGGACCGAAGTACCTCGTCCTCTCCGACGAAGAGCGCTCGCGCGGCTTCGTCCGCCCGCTACGAACGGCCTATGTGCACGACGCCTGCGGCACGGTCACGACGATGGCGCTGCCGATCGCGGAGACCTACGCGCGCCAGCCCGCCTTCTACGGCGGCACCTACTGCGTCGGCTGCCGCAAGCACCTGCCGGTGGCCGAGTTCCGTTGGGTCACGCCCGACGGGAAGCACACCGATGAGCGGGTCGGCTCGTGATCCACCAGGTCGAGGTCGTCGTCTTGATCGCCGCCATCGCGTTCACCGTGGTCGTCGTCGGCGCCGCGGTCGCCTTGCTGCTCACCCGAGCCGTCCTCCACCTGAGCTGGAAGATCGGCCGGCGGCTCGATGCGAACGGGCGCGGGGGAGAGCTGCTCGAAGCGCTGGCGAAGAAGACCGAGGGGCGGTCGTTGTGACCGAGCGCAACCCCGACGGCACCCACGGCCCCGAGCACGTCACCGACGAAGGGATTGAGTTGAGACCCATAGAAACCAAGTGGGTAGGCCCCTTTGAGCGCATCGCGCAACTCAAGGCCGACCTCCAAGCCGCGCGGGAGCGGGAGCTACAGATCCTCGTTGCGTTCTACGACGCTGACTACCGAGAGTGCGGCCGTGTCTGCGATGAGGTTCTCGACCGCAGCGGAGCACTTCTCGAACGGGTTCGTCTCGCCGCCCACCCCGCCGAGGAGCCGAGCTTGTGACCCCAGTAGAGGAACGCATCGACCACGCGGCTGTCGTGCGAGCAGCAATCGAGCAGTCATACCTCGGTCATCCGTCTGCTGTCCGCAGAGTCGAAGCGGCTCACGTCTCTCTCGACGCTCTGCTCACCGAGCACTCCGCCCTTCATTCACTGCGCTGGTCGCTCGGCCTTGAGACGCATCCCGGCGAAGATCAGCAGTCGCGAGAGGACTCTCACCGCAACCTCGACGCGCTGCTCGACGCCGCCCTCCCCGCCACGGAACCCGCCCACCCCGAGGAGCCGAGCGATGGCTGA